GCAGCCCGCGCAGGCTGGGGTCGAGGTCGGCCAGCGTCTGGGCGCGTTCGAGGGCTGTGGCGCCGGCATCGTCGCCAAGAGCCCGCATGATCTGCGCTTCCAAGCTGCCGCGGTCCCGGGCGAGTTGGGCGGCCTTGGCGAGGTCTTGGACTGGCTCCACCGCTTCATCGACGGCCTCGGCGTACTTCTTCAGCACCTCGTCCAGGCGCAGCCCTTCCAGCACGCCCAGTTGCCCGTTGATCGTGGCAAGCTGATCGGCGGTGAGGAAGCCCTGCGTGGCGAGGTCGGCATACGCCTTGCGCTGCGCCTCGATCTCGTCGCGCACAGACTTGAGATCGAAGGCCTTCGGGTCGGTGAGTTGCAGGATCTGGTCGGCCAGGTTGCCGCTGATCTTCTGCGCCTCGGCGTAGCGGCCGAGCGCCTCGGCCACGCCGTCGAAGCCCTTGCCAGCGTCGAGGGCTGCCATCGCGACCTTGCGCTGGGCCTCGGAGGCGAAGGTCGCGCCGTCCAGCAGGGCCCGCATCGCGGTATCTACGGCCGCCCCGCTGTCGCCCACGGCCGAGTAAAGGGTCTTGCCGCTCTGCAGGTAGATCTGCGTCTGGTCTCGGGTGCCGATGACCAAGCCGCGCACGGTGTCGGTGAGGCTGATGCCGGCCGCCTTCAGGGCGTCCTCGATGCCCTTGATCGCGGACCCGGCCGATTTCGCGGCCTCCTCGGTCTCGGACGTCCGCTTGTTGCCGCTGATCTGGCCGGTGATGAGGTCGTAGCCCGCCCCGGCGTTCGACGGCTTGCCGCCGACGTTGAGGAGCTTGGCGGCGGCGTAGAGCGCGCCGGCGGCCAGGCCGATCGGGCCCGCGAAGCTGGCGAGCATCGGGGCGAGCGCGCCAAGCCCAGCGGTGCCGAGCGCCGCGGCGCCTGCGGCGCTGCCTGCGAAGGCGCCCAGTCCCAGGCCACCCGCCGCGATGCCCAGCCCCCCGCCGAGGGCGCGCCCGGTCTTACCGCCGATGGCGTTCGCCGCCATGGAGCCAAGCGAAGCGATCCCCGCCGGGCCCTGGGCGAGCAGCGTCGTGATGCCGGACAGGGTGTCCTGGATGTTCAGCAGGAAGCCGCCGATGTCGCCGCGCTTCAGGGAGGCGAACAGATCCTTGACCGAGAACTTCACGTCGGCGAAGGCGCGGGCGAGCTCCTCAGTGTGCTCGCGCATCGACCGGGCGGTGCGCTCCCAGCCCGCGTCGATCTCCTTCATCGTCTCGCCGGTGGCGCGGAAGCTCTCGTCGATCTTCAGCATGGTCGCCGGGATCGGCTTCGTGAGGTCGACCAGCGTCGACATGTCCACGTTGAGCGCCTTGATCGGCTCCAGAACCTCCTTCGCCGCCTTGGCGTGGTCCTTGGCCCCCTTCTTCGCCTTCTGTCGGGCCTCCCACTCCTTGTCGGCCTGGCGGGCGATGTCCGAGGCGATGCTCTCGCGGGTCTTCTTGAACTCGGCCGTGATCCGGCGCTGGTCGGCGATGAAGTCGTCGGCGACCTTCTGGCTGACCATCGCGAACTCGGGGAGGTCGATGGTCTTGACGAGGTCGCGACCGGCCAGCTTGTTCACCGCCTCGCCGACCTTGTTGACCAGGAACTCGATGGCCTTGATCTGTGCGTTGACCGCGGCGACCACGAAGTTGCCGAGCACCGCCGGCAGCTGCTTCCAGTTCTTCGTGACCGCGAGGTAGGCGGCGCCGAACACTCCGACCAGGCCGTCGAGCGCGCTCATCGCGACGTCGACGATGCCGTCCAGCACCTTGCCGAAGAACGAGCCCAGCCAGCGCAGGCCCTCACCGATCGGGCCGTCCATGATCGCGGCGCCGATGACCTTCACGGTGGCGTTCCAGGTGTCGCCCCAGGTCGTCGCGTGCTTGGTGCTCTTGTCGATCTCGCGCTCGAACAGCCCGAATGCGCTCGTGGCGACGGCGATGGCGGTCCCGATGGGGGCAAACCGGACGAGTAGCGATCCGGCCGCCTGGGCCACGCCGGCCAACGCCGCGCGGAAACCCACGCCCCGGGCCGCAGCCGCACCGAAGACGCCGCCGATCTGCGCGCCCTGCTGAATTGCCACCAGCCACAGCGCCTGGCCGGAAGCGAGCGAGACGCCGATATCGGCGAACTGACTTCCGAGGTTCGCGAGCTCGTAGGCTTGAAGCTTCGCCCCCGCACCGGCTTTGCGATGGATCGTGTCGATGGTCGTGAGCCTGCGGTTCAGGACCGTGACGGCGTTCGCGTACTCGTCGGCCGAGATCGCCCCCATCCCATAGAGCCTCTGGGCCTCGCGGAGCTCGACGTTGACCCGCTCCTGGGCCGCCCGCAGCGGGTCGACGGAAAGGCGCAGGGCGTCGACCGCGGCCTTGGTCTTCGCCTGGTCGCGCTCGTAGGCCTTGGTCGCGGCCACCAGTTCACGCATCGCAGCGGCTTCAAGCTGGCGCGCGGCCTTGGCCTCTGCCGATGCAGCGCGGGCTGCGTTCGCGGCCTGTGCTGTCTGCTGTTCCGCCGCAGTCATAGCTGTGGCGGCCCCTTGTGCGGCATTGGTCGCGGTAGCTTTGTAGGCTTTCCATTCCGCACCCATGCGCTTCATCGCGCCGGCGTGGCCGCCTTCCATTCGCATGTAGTCCGACATGCGATCAGCGACGAACTGACGCCACGTCGTGCCCTGCTGCGACAGCGCCTGCGTCGCGCTGCGGGTGGCCTTTTCAACCGCGCCTTCTGAGCCAGCGAGGGCCATGTTCGCCTGCGCGGCGCGGTCCACAGACGCTGTCGCGGACTTCTGCGCAGAGGTGGCGGTGTCCGTCGCGAGCCGACGGCGCTTTTGCTGCGCGTCAAGCACCTCACCCTTCTGGATCAGGCGGTCGAGGGCCTTTTCCGCCGTAATGGCGCTGTCCGACTTGAACTCGAACACCAGGGTGGCGACGTCGACAGTCATGGCGTGCCTCCCTGGCTTGCCGGTGGTAGGGTTCGCGGATGAACGTGAAGGACGAAGTCGAGGCCGCGCACGGCGTCGCCATCGCTCAGACGGCGCTGCTGAGCGCCCTGATCGGCGTATTGAAGGCCCGCGGCGTCATCACCGACGCCCACCTCGACGTGATCTTCGACAGCGCGATCACCCAGGTGGAGACCGCGCCGTCTATCGACCCCGAACTTGGGATGCGCGCCCGCCGCGTGCTCGAGGTGATCGCGACGGAGATGGCGGGGCCTCCGAAGGCTCGGGACTAGGTCCCCTCCCCCGTTTCGCGTCCGCCTCCGCCATCTGCCGGAAGATCGCCAGACGGGCCTGTGCGATCTCGGCCGGCGTCTGCCGTGGCGCTTCCGCCCAGGGTGGGGGCCGCTTCTCGTCCGCGGCGTGGTGGTGCTCTGCCAGATAGGCCCCGGAGAGCTGCCGGAGCATCGTGGCCTCCCAGGCATCGAGCCGGACGCCGGTCATCTCGGACCACGCCGCCAGTTCCTGGAAGGTGACCATCTCCCCCGCGGTGGACGGCCCGACCTCGAAAAGGATCTCGACGAGGTGGCCGCCGTAGCCGACGGGCGGGAGGTCGAGGGCGGGCCTTGGCTTTCCGGCCGCTTCGTCGGCTAGGAGCCGTTCGCGGCGGGTTGGCCTGTTCTCGCCCTTCCCGGGCCTGGCGTCGAGCCAAGCCCGGTGCCGAACGTGGGTGATCAGCTGGTCGGCGCAGCCTGCGTGAAATTCGCCCAGTCACCCATTTCGGCGTTCACCTGCTCGGTGAGCCAGCCCATGGCCGGGTCGAGGTAGAGGGCGCGGAAGGTCTCGCGGTCGTTGGCCGCCATCCCCTTGTAGGAGAAGTTGCGGAACTCGATCGTGCACGCCGACAGGAAGGTGGCGTTCCGGGCTTCCTGCTGCTCCGGCGTCTCCCGCGACTTCCCGCGGTGGAAGGTGGCCGAGTAGGTCTTCTGGCTGACCGCCTGGGCCGCCTTGAAGGCCTTGGAGCCGGGGCCGTGGACGACGACCGTCATGGGCTTCTTGCCCTCGGCGGTGTCCACCATGAACGGCTCGCCGGTGCGGGGGTGGTTGATCGTGATCTCGGTCGTGTCCGCGACCTGGACCGTGCTGACGTCGAACATCGGTGTGTGCTCCTGAGATTAGGCGACGTGCCGCCAAGTGCGGCCACTGCGAAGTCGCCGGATGGAAGTGGTGGAAACGCCGTAGTCAGCGGCGATTTTGGTCTGCGAGCGCGTATCGGCTCGGATTGCTCGAACCTGTTCCTCGGTGAGCTTGCCGCTGAAGTGCCGACCCTTGCGCAGGCAGTCGATGGTGTTGTCGTAATTTGTGCCAAGGAAGAGGTGCGCAGGCTCAACGCAACGCGGGTTGTCGCAGGTGTGACAAACGAGCATCCCCGGCGGGATCGGCCCCTTCGCCTCTTCGTATGCGACGCGGTGAGCCCCGAGGCCGCGCCCGCCGTATGTGCCGTACCCCGTTCTCTTGTCGATGGCGCCGACCCATTCAAGGCAGCCGGTCTCCGCGTTTCGCGCGGTGCAGGCGGCGATGTTTTCCGCCACCGAGCGCTTGCAACTTACTCGGCCGGGCCGGAACCGCGGCTTGTAGTAGTTGTGGTTAGCGCTCGGGTGGTGCTTGCGGCAAAGCCCCCTGGAATAAGTTCGGCTGGCACAGCCAGCTATCGAGCATCCAATATCGCGTGGTAGTTTCGGCATAGCCTAGACCGTCCTGAGCGGTTGAAGGTTAGAGCCCGCGACCGCGCTGCGAACGCTTCGCGGGCTCGTCTATATTTACGCCTATTCTATTGGTTTCACTATCGTTCTGTGCCGGCGCCCTACGCCGGGTAGGCGAAGACGATCGAGCCCGACTTCACGGCCAGGGTGATCGTGGTGCCGGTGATCGAGTCCACGCCGCCGACGTTGACCGGGGCGCTCGTCACCTGGGCCTGGTAGTAGATGATCGTGCCGTCCTGCAACTCCTCGGCGAAGGCGTAGTACTCGTCGTCGTTCAGGGCGGTCTGGACGAGCACCTGGCCGGCGTCGCCCGGGGCGTAGGCGGCCTGCAGGGTCACGGTGCCGTCGGAGAACGAGCCCTTCTTCTGCACGGTGCCGCGGGTGGCCAGCGGGGAGTGAGAGACCAGGTTGTAGGTCCGGCCGACGGACCCGCCGTCCGTGATCTCGCCGATCTCGGTGTAGGTCAGGGCGGCGTAGGCGGTCTTCGTCAGGGACGCGGGGAGCGTGGCCGAGATCGAAACCGTCGAGCCCGCGGAGGTCATCGCTTCAGTGGCTGCCGGCATGGGGTGTCTCCTGTCTGCTGGCGATGGTTCACGCCGGGACTACCCCGGCGCTGGGACGCACCGTTGCCGGTGGCGGTTGGTCAGGCCTCGGGGGGCGTGGAGGGCTCGCTGGACGGCTTCACCGTCGCCGCGGCCTTCGCCTTCGTGGCCTGGGACTTCTTCTTCGCGGGCGCGGCCTTGCGCTTCGGCGCGGCCGTGCTGACCGCGGTCACGCTGAACGGGCCGTCGTCGCCGAACTTCGGCTGGTTGACGTCCACGTCGGCGGTGACGCTCTCGCCGGGCCCGAGGCGGTGCAGCTTGAGCAGGCCGGCTTCGTTGGGCGCCCAGAAGGTCTGGGTGACGTTCGTGGTGTTCTTGACCTTGTGCATCAGTCTCTCCTTCGGGGCGCTGACGCCCGCTGGTCTGGTGTTGTCGATGGCCCCCACCCACTCTGCGGTGGGCTCCCCGAAGAGGTCCGCCGTCCAGCCGCCCATCGAGCGGATCCGGCCGCCGATCTCGGGCAGCGCGGCGGCGAAGGCTGCGCGGTAGTCCCCCACGGCCTCCCACCGGGCGCCGGGCGGGCGGTCGAAGTGGCCAGCGGCGCTGTCCATGGGGATGCCGCAGAGGATGGCGCCCGAGGCTCCGAGATCGAACAGCGCGACCTGAGCCGCATAGAGCCCCGAGGAGCCTGGCCAGCGCTCTTCGGCTATCTCGGCCCATTTCGGCGTCTTCCGGCCGCTGGGCGCGAAAATCCGGGCCGCTGCGGGCCCTTTGCGCTGCGCCCGCCAGCTTTCCAGCTGATCGGGGTGAAGCGTTACATGCGCGTCGAGCTTCCCCGGCCAGTGGATGCCGGCGAGGTTGGCCGCGACGACGAGGTGCGGCCGGTTCAGCAGCGCCGCCGCGGCCTTGGCTTCGTCGAGCCAGGTCGGGGCGCCGCCGAGGATGAGGGCGATCAAAGGACGGCGGTCTCGGGGCCACCCTCGCCCATGAGGCTATAGCCGGGCCTCACCGCTCCGCCAGTGGCGTACGGTCGCGACAGCAGCGCCTCCAAGCGGTTCGCCGCCACCGCCTCGGCGAGGTTGCCCCAGAGGGGCGTGCCGATCTTCTTGGCGCGCACCCTCGCGAGCGCCCGAAGGGCCTCGATCAACGCGGCGTCGGACTCGCTCATCGCCCTACTCGCCCGTCGCGAGGCTGTGGAGCGCCGCGTTGAACAGCTTCACCGCCTCATAGCCGGGGATTACGTAGGAGGCAGTCACGGCGTCCTCGCCCTCGCTCCGCACGAGGATCCGGACATCGCCATCGTCGGTCTCCTGGATGTTGACGTAGCCGACGAGGCCCTTCTCGGGCGACGCGCCGGTGTAGGCAAACTGGGGCTTTTCCATGGGTCTCACCTGTCGCTGAAACGGAACCGGACGACCGTCACATCACGGTCGCCCTGCGCCGGGCCGCGGCTGATCGCGGCCGTGCTCATCACCTTCACCCGCTGGCCGCTCACGGTGAGCACCAGGTTGCGGGGGAACAGCGCCTTGATCTCCTCGGCCCGCTGCGTCGGGGCTCCGATGCCTTGCGCGCGGACCTGGGCGATCGGCCACAGGATCCGAACCTGAAACTCGCCGCGCTGCCCGCTCGACCCGGCGAGCGTGTCGTCGTCGGGGGTCGCGAAGAAGGTCGAGACCTCCTGATAGGGCGTCGCCGCATCCGGCTGGGCGCCGACGAAGCCCTTGCCCTCGAACGCGGTCTGGGTCTCCCAGCCGGCCTCCATGAGCCGGGTCTGGAGGATGCCGCGCATCGCCTGGTGGCTGCTCATGCTGCCGATTCCCCGTCTTCCGGCGGCCGCACGCGGGGCATGATGCTCAGGTCGATGTAGGCGTCGCCCGAGGTGATGATGGTGAGCGCCTGGCGGCCGTGAGGCTTGGGGGTCCACTCGGCCGAGACATGGGCGCGGCCCGTGACGCCCGCGACGGCGCCGCGCAGCGCCTTGACGAACTCCTCGGGCTCGTATGCCGCGGCAGTCCAGGGGACGGCGATCAGGTCGATATCCCGCTGCAGAGACCCATGGACAGCGATGGCGTAGCCGCACGCGCGCGCCACCGTCCGCATCGGCGGAAGAAGGTCATCCAGCAGCGCTGCGATGTACGCGCCCCGGGCGCGTCGGAGGGCCGGCACGTCCTTTTCGGCCTCGAAGTAGTCGCTCACCCTGCGATCCTCCGCGCGACGCCGTTGGCGATGCCGTCGAACTCGATGGCGTTGACCATGATCCCGTTGGGGGCCTGGATCGAATGGCCGAACTCGAGGCTGCTGGCGTGCGGCGCGTTGTTCGACAGGAACACGCTCTCGCCCGCCCTGAAGTCGGTCAGGCGCTCCATGTGCCAGGGCTCCTGATCGTGGTCGGTCGCCGCGGTCGTCTCGCCGCTCGCCGCCCCGATGCTGAGGAACCAGCTGCTGCGGAAGTTGCCGGGCCGGTAGTCGGCCGGCGGCGGCGCCTTCCAGAGCGCGGGGTCACCGTAGGGCGACCACTGCCGCACCAGGCGGTCGGAGAACTCACGCACGGTCTCGGCGACGATGCGCGACGGCAGTTCCTGCACCCGCTCGCGCTTGAAGCGCTTCAGGTCGGCGACGAGGGACATCAGGACAGCCGCAGGGTGAGGTCGTAGAGCACCGCGACACCGGCC